GTACCCAAATTCGTCAAATAAAAAACTTCCGAGCTCGGTTTGTTCGATGTTTTGAATGGCGGCGAGCGCACTTCTGCCGGCCGTTTGAGGATCGGCTTGCACGGTCGTGGTTGCGGTGGTCGAGATGTCTCGCATGCCACCCGGCCATTCGGCCGCATCTAGCAAAGCCGAAATCCTTTGCGCCGTGGTCTGCCCGGCGGTACCGGTTGCAAAAGTGCCGAGGGTAGTTAGATTTAGCAATTGAAATCCATCAACGGCCACGATGTCCACAAATGCCGGATCAAAACCCGATGGCGATTGATAATTCCAAGATTGTATGTATCCAGAAAAAACTGTGTATGTGTTGCCTAAATAAATACCTTGCAATCTGATTTTGCGAAGCGGCAATATCTTTCCATAAATCACGCTTGAAGTATTTTCTGGATTAAAAAGCCCGGTCTCATCAATCAACCTCAAAGTGGCACCGCCGCCGACAAAAGAATCTTGATTGCGATTGTAAGCTCTCCGGACTTGTACTTTCAAAACATATTGAGAAACATCAATGACTTCATTTGCACTTGTGCCCAAAACCGAAGAATCCAACGGCGTTGCCGGATTGTCCAAAATAAGACTTGGATCAAAAACCGCACCATTTGAAAAGTCAATCGTTGCTTTTAAGACCGCGCCCATTAACGACCCAGATTCCCTAAAGTCACGGGATTACCTTGACGATTCAGGTCGCCGATTAAATTAGCGATATAAAATCCAAGGTCTTGTCCTTGAGTTAGGACAGAACCTTCAACGGTGACATACACATTAGGAGCGGCAGAACTTGCCATCATGCCTTCCGAAGCGTAATCAAAAGAGGCAAGAGATTCGGTTGCGCCTAGATTACCGGCTCCCATTCCAAAATTGAACTTGTCAAATTGCTCTGGTGTCATATTCATCAAAGCTTTTGAGAAGTCTGCAATGTATGAAAGATCATTTGGAATTTCTGCAATTGTTGGAATCTGCCGGGTGGGATCATCGGCGACACTTGTGCCGGTAGCTCTTGGAGTTAAGAAACCGGCAAAAGCGGCCGCATTTGCTTCTTTGGTTGCCGCGGTTACTTTGCCAAGACCTTCAATTCTTTTTGCATAGTGTGCCGTGTAAAGATTGTTCAATTCTTCCAAAGCATTCATTTGCTTGGTCACATCATCTTCTTGAAGTGCAATCAACGCTTTGACTCTAGTCTTGTCCTCATCCGATAATTTGCGGCTCAATGCAACTTGAAGATTGATTTTATCTGTGTCAAATTGCGATTCCAATTGCTTGCGCAAAAATTCATCCCTTTGGCTTTTTGCTTTTTCCAATGCGGCAAGCTTTTCTTGCTTAGCACGATCGGCGGCGGCTTTGGCGGCGGCTCTTTGCTTTGCTTCTTCGGCCTTTAATCCTTTGACAAAATCATCAAGTGCTTTTTTGCGATCGACTTCGGCTTGCCTTTCCGCATTGCGTGCCGATGTAACTTGTCGCAGATTACTTAATTCTATTGATGCGGCCGTTTGAGCGGCTTCACCTGCATCTCTTAAAGCTTTAATATATCTACCAACAATGGGGATCAATTCATACGCATACAAATCAATTTGGATGCCCAAAAGTTTATTTGTTTTGGAAACAAATTTATTTGTGGTTGCGCCAAGCTCGCCAATGCCGGTGATTATCTTGCTTAACTCGGCGGCAAAGCCATCCATCTTTTTGGTTGCGCCTTCAATGCCACCTTCACTTGAAGCAAATTTTGTAAATGATTCAATGAGTGCGCCGCCAATGACTTCACTTGCTTCGTCGGCGGCTACTTTTAATCTTGCAATTTTGCCTTCGACGGTATCGGCTTCGGCGGTGGCAAATCCGGCAAAGTTGCGGCGAAGCTCACCAAAGATTTTGTTAAAGTCCTTTGTCGCGAGAGTCTCTTTATCAAGTCCGACACCTAATTTTTGCAAGGATACAAAATTGCCATCAACCGCTTTGGAGACCGCATTTGCAACGCTCCCCAAATCTTTTTGTGTGGCTTTTGCAATATTGACCGAAATGTCAAGAAGATCAAAAGCCGTCGTGACTTCCGAGGTACTTCTCACGATGCGAGATAAGGCCGGCCTAAGCTGGTCATCCGACACGCCGGTCAAGCGTTGCATCTTGTCAATTTGGCTTTCAGCCGCGGTCACTACCGCTTCGGATGCACCGGCAGAATTTTTAAGTGAAAGCGCAAGGATCCTTTGTGCTTTTTCATCGGCGAGCGCATTCTTGACCGAGACTTGCGCGAACTTAATCGATGCCGCCGAAAGAGCCGCATATGCCGCAATTCCGGTCTTGGAGATTGCACCAAGCACACCGCCAAATTTCTCGGTGGACTTTGTTGCGCTTTTGATTCCCTTATCATTTAACTTCGTAATAAATTGAACTACGACATCGCGAGTCAGAGCCATCTAATCACCGCGCCTAACGAAGGCAAAAAGTTTTTTGTCAAGCACATCTTGAATTTCATCTTGCACTTTGTCTCCATGAATCCGCGCGGCCTTGTAGATTAAGCGTGGGCGATGACCGTGATCACCCTTCTTGGTGATTCCACGCCGAAAATCATCGGGCGCATTTGGATTTCTTGATTTCATATCTGCACCTTTGCGAGGTGTATCGGGCTCGGCTAATTCATAAATAATTCCGGGCACCGATTTATTGCTCAAAGCAATTGCATTCACTTTATTTAAGCCGCCGCCGGGAGCTCTTTCTTGGCTTGATTTAGATGTTGATATCTTGATGCCTTTGCGCATCTTTGCCGAATCCCATACCCATCGCACATTTGAAGCACGGCCACGATGCTCTTTGTCATCAACCCATCGTGAGCTTGTATAGGTAGGCTCAACGGTTCGCCATCCACTCAAGGCAGGATCACCCGGCACAAAGCCGCGAGCGGTGCGTTGTACCGGCCGGATGACACGCTTTAGAGATTTGAGAAAATCCTTTTGAAGATCCGGGCTCAAAGTTTTAAGGTCTTTCAATAGTTGCTTGTAATCTGGCACAAAGATCGCCTTGTCTGCCACTATCTTCTCCTAACTCTTGGAGCCTTTTTCACTTGCATACGCTCTCGCAATATATTTTTTATTGAAGAATATATCGCCGGATCACATTCAAGAAGTGCATTTGGTGCGATGCCGGTCAAGACCGCCACGGTCGCTATTTCGTAGAGCTCTCCGTGACGGTCAATCCATTTTTTGCGTTCGCATCAAAATTCACATCCTCGATTGTCTCAAGCCACTTATCAAAATCCAATGGAGTCTCACCTTTGGCTTTTGCTAAGAAATGAGCAACCCAATACAAATCACTCTCTCTTTGCTCCTCGGCAATACGCTTGACAAATCCACATTGAAAGTTTGACTCAAATGCCGCTTTTGAGGCGGCCGAGATATCATACTTTTTTGCGGTGCCATCAAGATAAATCACTTCAACTTGCCACATATAGATCCCTTCCTTCTTTTTTGTTTTAAGCTGATGTGCTCTTTAGCAATGCCGTCACCGGAAAAGTGACCGATGCCGTGCTTGGAGAATCTGGGGTGGCCGAAATCGGTTGCCAAGACCCTATGTAGCATGACATGGAATAAGACGGATTGCTCGCGGTGACCGTGCCGGTGACCGGGATCAATTTGATATTTAATTTTGTGCCAAGTGCATTTTCAAAAAGTGCGTTCACACTTGTTGCGCCATCAAAATCATTGAAAAGCTCAAGAGACAAAGAACTCGCCTCAAGGCCGCCAATGTAATTTCTTGAAGTGTTGGTCATGCTTGTAATTTCGACGGCTTCAACTTCCCGATTGAGTGCCACCGATGAGACAAAAGTAGAAATCGTGGTCGTGCCAACTATGACGGCGACCTGATTTCCCATGAATATGGCCATATTTTTCCTTTCGTTAGCCGATCACTTCAACTTGGTATCGATATGCAAGCATATCGGCACCAGCATTTGTAATCGTTCCTGCGGTCGCGGTCGTGACTCGCAAGGTTGAACATGCTCCGCCTAGTGTTTTGTCTGCTTCGATCGCGGCTTTTATCGAAGAAGAACCCGATCCGGCCAAATACCCATCGAGCTTGTTTTGCCCTGCTCGCTCACTCATCCGGCCGACGATGAGCAAGATTTCAATTTCGGCCGTGTCTAATCCACGCGCCATTGAAGTATCAAAAACCAAATCCAATTGTCCTACTACGGCCGCCGGCAATGGTACCGAATCCGGGATGATGTCAAAGCATCGAAGGCCGGTGATCGTGGTCAAATTTGTTTTGAGACCATTGCGCACATTTGAAGGCACCATGCTCATGCCAAGGTCTCCCTCTTGTAAGCCCTGACCATGGCGGTGATATCTCGACCCAATGGGCTCATTCTTATTGCACCAAGATCACCAAGGCCAAGCACACCGCCGGGAGAGTCTTTGCGCTTGTAAAGATCGGCGGTCAAGATAAGACAAGCTGTTTCAATGTCATCGGGTACGGCCGGCCATCCCCATTTGGCGGTCACTTCAATGCCGGGTCTTAGGCCGTTGGAAAATAGCCCCGGGAAAATTGGAAAAGTGTTGGTGTTTGATACTACGGTCACTTGTGTAAATGGCCGGCTTAATGATGGCGCGGTCAATGGATCCATTACATAATCGGTGTTTAAGACAAGCGTAGTCTCAAAGGTGCCATCGCCATCTTCATCGGTTTTAACAATCAATCCGGTCGTGCTTGAGATGTCATCGGTGAAAAGAAATACCGGAGAAGATGCGCGATATTTTCTTGCGCTCGCCGCGGCATCAATATAAAAGCGACGATTGGCAATGCGATCAATTGATCGTGAAGCTGATTCGATTAAAGATTCTAAAAGGGTGTCATCTACTGAGTCAATGATTGACAAAAATGTTTTTGCTTGTGCAAGTGTTGCGTATCCGTTAGTTATAGCCATGATCAATCCTTTCGTGTATCAAATCAAAAAGGGGCTCAATTTGCATTTGATAATTTTTTTGGGTTGCGCATGTGTCGATGCGTGTGATGCTCCGTATCACATTCAACTTCATCATCGCCTCGCAATTCAAAAAGATTGATCATGGGTTCATGCGATGAGAGCTCATCCGGAAGGGTGATGAGCTCTCATCAATCGAGTGAGCTTAGAAGCTCGGTGTCGCCAATCCGGTGCCATTGATTGCGGCAATCGCGCCCGGGTAACGAAGTGAGGTAAATGCGGAATATCCAAAGAGCACGATATTGATGGCAACCTTGCCAGCCGGCTCCTCGAACTTCACATAGGTTGGAGCTTCTTCCCATAGGTGGCACTCATTCAAATCAACGACATAAATCGCATCTTGATTTGTGCTCGTTCCAAGATTTGTGGCCACATTTGCATCGGTGATGATTGGCAAGCCAAGAAGTGAATATCCTGAATTTCCGTATGACGGCAATCCGGTACCCACACCCATTGCATTTTGTGGATTGTTAGCGGTTGGAACTACGAGTGGGCGATTGCTTCCATCAAGGCCGGCCAAGAAGAATCCAAGACGACGAGGATGCATGATAATCGCATTTGGTGATGCGTAAATTGTTGATTGAACTTGTTGAATTGCATCGGCAATCTTAGGGAACACGCCGGCCACGGTGCCCGTGGTTGCGGTGTAAGTTACCAAAATGCCGGTGGTCATTCCTGCAAGTCCTAATGGTTGGCCATTTGAGCCGGTGCCATTAAGTAGAGAATTGTCAAGCTTTGTATTGTAGGCGCGAATTAAATCACCCAATACGATGTTTTCAATGTTATATCCGCGCATCAAAGCTTGCTTGGATACTGAGTTTTGACCGGCGATTGTGTTGATGTTCACGGTTAAGGTCGTGTCATCTGGATCTTGTGACACAGCGGCGGTGTTTTGTGAAGTCTGATAAGCCACATCCGTGCCGGTCGTAATCCGAGAAATGACCACGCTCATGCCCTGTTGCGGCATTGTGTGCTTGCGTGCGGCATCGGCAAAAGGTCGGCCAGCGCGTGCAAGCGGTGCATATAGATCGACAAGATATTGCGGTACGACTAGACCATCAAATGATGATGTTGAAGCCGCACGCATCTCAACTGACATCTCATTTTGATGGCGTTGAATACGCTCGCGTGCTTCGTAATCGTTACCAAATTGAGCCTTCATTGCATCATTTAAGAAATTGCCGGCGGTGCGCTCGGAATATGTCAATTCTTCTTTGATGACATAAGCCGGAGAAGCTGATCTTTTTTCGCTCTTTGGCGCGGTTGCATCTACCTTTGCGGCTAGATCGGCGGCCTTAGAATTGCGCAATTCGATGTCGGAAATTTGTTCGATTCTTTCATCAAGTTTTTTAATTTCGGTATTTAACGCTTCGACATTGACAAGCTCGACCTCGGTAAGATCGCGCACTTCTTCGGCGGCGCGTTCTACGATTGACTCGATCATCGATGTCTTGCTCTCACGCTTTTCACGCAATGAGTCAAGAAATGCATTTGACATATTGATCTCCTATTTTTTCGATGGGTGTTGGATAGCGAAAAGGTGTCGATCGCCATCCGAAGCGAGGTGTCGCATTTGCGAGGTGTCGCATCTAGGGTCGAGGTGTTTTACGACTCGCCTAGATTATATCGCACACTTTTGATTTTTTCTAAAATGTCGAGTGCTTTTTTCTTGCGTGTTTCGATCATCACCCATGCATTGCAATAGTAATTTGCAACGACTTGATCATCCCATTTTGTGCAATAGTTTTCTACAAAGAAAATACAATTGCCGCAATTTCTGCCTTCGGGTACATCCTCACTTGATGCCGGCCGATAATTTTCGGGCAATGCTCGAGTGTTGCGATTCTCGTCTGCAATGTTTTGCGCCCATCTTTGACCGGGATCCCCACCCCAAAGAGCCCAAGCGATGCGGCCGTTTGAAGGATAACCATCTTCACCCGGAGAAAATCCTTCGGCTTGCTTGTCCACTTCATGCCTTGCAAAGAATGAGACCATGCGATTTATTGTGTCAAGCGGTAATTGCTTGCCGTTACTTATATCGCGAGCTCTTGCGATACCGATCTCGGTGCCACCTCGCCCAAATTCGCTTCGCCAATCCAATCCTCTTTGCGCTTCTTCTTTCATCTCTTGCGTTGGTGCATAACTATCGGCACGCCGGCCAAATTCTGAGATGTTGATTGCGGTCAATTGATCTTCGGCTTGCGCTTGCGTGCGATGGCATCCCATGAGCTCTTGTGTGCCTTCTTTGACTACGGCAAAGCCGGAGCACTCGGGATGATCGGTTGAAATTAAGTAAGGCATCTAAGCCTTCAATTTTGCCAAAATATCCCGGGCTTGATCCAAGCGCGGTGAATCTACATCGGTCGATTGGCGCATTCCGGTCACCGAAGCAAGATCCCCGTATGCACCAAAAGTGACAAGTGAGACTTCGGCCAAATGTGCTTTTAATCGCTCTACTACGCCATCGGCACGCTTGCGATTTTTTAATGGCATGAACCCAATTGAGAGCTGATCGAGGGCACCGTCGCGCACAAGCTCAAGAACTTCATCTCCGGCTTTTGTGTTGGAGATTCTAAATTCACCATATAAGCCCTTGTCGGTCTCGCGTAGTAAAGTAGCCCGGCCTAGTGGGAAAGCATTCGCATCATGACCACGGAGTAATTTCACACGGAAAGCGGCTTTGACCACATCGGCAAAAGCACCTTTGCGGAATACCTCGGTCAATCCCGGTGCGACTCTTTGCTCGACATCATAAGGTACCGCGATCCCGGTAATGGTGCGACCGTCACCATCGGCACGATATTCAAGCTCGGCAATGAAGCTCCGATTTTCAACTTTGGAATCATTCGATATTGACATCGGCTTCTCCTTCGGTATCGATTTCATTTATATCCGGTGAATCAATTTCTTCAATATCTTCATCTTCATCAATTGGGTCTCTTTGCTCCATGGCACGCACTTCATCAACGGTCAAGAAGCCATTTTGAATTGCAAGCGCATGAGCTTCATATCGGCTTTTTGTATCGGTGCGAAGTAGCGAGTCATAATTAAATTTTGCATTTTGACCACGCACCAAAAGATCAGAAAGTGCTTCTTCAATTCTTTGTGCAATGGGTTGAATTGACCATCTAACCAATTGTAAATTTTCCTGCTCAACATTTGAATATGTCCTTGACGAGTTAGGACTTCCAAGATAATAGGCCGGAAGCCCGAGGATATTTGCGGCGGTGGTCAAATCATTGACTTGCGATTCAAGCAATTGCGATTCTTGCGCGTTATTGCTTAGCACTTGAAATTCGGTTGATGCGTTCATCACTACCGGCGCACGATTGCGACCGGCATACATCGACATCCAAGAAGATTTCATTGCATCGGCTTCTTCTTGTGTAAGATCCGGATTTGCTGATTTAAGCACGGCGGTGGGAATCACACCGCCATCAAAATATCTTGCGGCATATTCATTGATTGCGATTGATTTTCCAATTGCTTGCTTTTGTGCGCCAAGTATGCCAATGCCTACAACTGAGCCAGGCACCGAGAAATTCTTAATGTGTAAAATTTCGCTTTGATCATAAGTGCGATCGTCAATCTTGTAAATCATTCGACCATTCTCGCGTGATACATGCACGCGATCGGGCGCAACCGGATAAAAATTATCTGGCAAGCCATTGATGCCGGGTTCACCAAGTACAGCGATATAATTTCCGTGAATAAGTAAAGCCGCCGCCATCGCTGAGATTGTTTCCATCCGGGTCTCCGGTGGATTAGGTCGAATTAAGATTTGCGGTGTTGGTTTTACAAGCTTGCCATTGCGATATGAGTGAAGTGGCAAAGCTCCAATTGCATCGGCGATAAGTGTAATGCCGCGCCAAATTGCGGGTACACCAAGAGCGGTCTGCTCATCTACAAATGTGCCAGACCATGAACCCTCATAAAATCTGCCGACTCGACCAAGTGAATCAACAAAGCCGGAATTGGTGTACACCGTCGAAGGTTGAATTTGTCTTTTAAGTATTTTTCCAAGCATCATTCACTCCGTTCAACGGCGAGACCAAATAGCAAAAGCACGGAGCCCGTGAATAATACCGCACCAATGATCGAAAATGTTGCAATTGCGCCGGCAAGTGTTACGCATCCGACAATTTGCAAAATTGTGGCAATGTAATTTTTTTTCAAAATACTCGACTCCTCACGATAGGTTTTTCTTCCGGTGTATTTGTCACGCCATACCGTGCAAGTGTCACGGCAACCAATGGAGTGATATTTGATGCATTGCGACGATTCCAAGCCCACGCATCGCCAAGCGGTCTTTTGCTTGCTTCGGTTATTGCCGCACGCAAAAGAGGATCATCAAGATGGCAAATGGTTCGCGCATTGACCGCATCATAAAATGATCCGCACGCTTTGCCGTAGTCTCGCATTGATACCGTGATTACTTTGATACCTGCATTCTCAAGCTCTCCGATCAAAGAGCCGGCCGGTGAACCGCCATCTATGACCACGGGTGCTTTCCATCTTTTTGCTATTTCAATCAACCTTGGCAAGAGCCATTGAGTGCCATCTCTTGCATCTACTACTTCAACCGGAGTCAATCCGCGCACAAGTGCCGAAGCACCAATTGCGGCTTTGTGTCTTTCGACCGAGATGTCCACCGAAAGCATCATGCGCTCGCCGATAGTTATATCGGTACGCACTAGGGAATCCCAAAGATCCGGCGCGACTACCTGCACCGCTTCGCGAGCCGGCCAGACATTCAACCATTCTCGAGTAAATATCTCCGGGCTGTTGGTATTGGCCGCTTCACGCACCGCTCGGAGCTTGACTCCGAATTCTAAATCTAAAGATGGGATTGCTTGATACCAGACTTCTTCATCCATGTAATCAAATGCATCGACCAATGGAGACCACTCGAACCAAGCAAGATCACTTGATGGATCTTGCAAATGTGCATGACCTAGATTGCGGTAATGCATCAAGAGCTCGGAATGAATTGGATGCCCGGCATTTGAGACGATCCACAATTGACCATTTTCTTTTGTGCCGAGAGTAGGTTGCAAAGCTGAGATCAATTCAAGCTTGTGAGTCAAAGCTTCATCAATCACAACCAGATCAAGCGAAGTGCCGCGGCCGCCTTTACTCGCATTTGGTGTGATGATCCCGTAGCTTGATCCATTTGTGAAAAAGATTTTTTCGGAGCCATTGACCCGGGATACTCTTTTGATTTTCTTGCGAAGTCTTGGAGCGGATTCGAGGATCTCGACATGTTCTTCCCATTTGGCTCTTGCCATATTGCGATCTTGTGCGGTGTAAGCAATATGATGCCCGGGTTTCATTGCTTCCATAGCAATGCGAGCTGATATCAATTTTGATTTTCCGTTTTGCCGACCGACTTGCGTGCATACGGTGCGATATCGATATCGGCCATCTTGCTTCTCAAGGGATACATCGGCCACATGTGCTTGCCAAGGAAAAAGTTCAAATCCCATCAATCGGGCAACACGGCGCAAGACTTCGCCATCGGTTTGACTTGCCGGGTCGCGATCGGTTCCCCATCGCGGCGCAACATGTACCCGGTGATCTAGTTCAAGCTCTCCCATATATCATCCTCATCTTCGATCACCCCAACTTGCTCCCATGTCGCACGGATCTCTCGAGCTATCGATGGCACGGTATGCATGCCTTTGCCGGTCGCTTCAATTTGATCCCATGCCCGCGCAAGCCCTAGCAAAGATTCTTTGATCGATGATTGAATATGCCCATGCTCCTTGATGGATTCAAGCATGGCTTTGGAATGACGGTGCGGCCGCTCGCTTTTGCGAGTGGGTTTTTTTGCGCTACCAATGGCGCGAAGTTTTGTTGGTTCGCCTTGCGCGATTGCCATAGGTTGCTCCTCTCGATGCGTTACATTTGGCACATGATGGCCAAAGGTTACCGCTCCATAGTTCCGGATGTGCAAATGAAGCGATTGGTGGATCATGATCAATTTGTGTTGCGTAGGCTAAATGGCACCAATGGCACATCGGAGAAGAAGCAAGCATTGCCTTTCTTATTTTCTTGTAGTTTGAATCGTATTTACGAGAATGCACATTTTTCTCAAATAGCTTTTTCATATTTGTTTTTTTCTTTTGTTTTTTCCACAGGCCGGGGAGAGAGAAAAAGCGCGAGCCCGGCGTATGTCTGTGGATAACTTTTGGGAAAAAATGGGCATATCAATGGCCTTTTGGCTTAAATCGATGGGTCGGCCGGTTTTGATCCATGCATATCCGGCAAAAGAAGCTCACATTTCGGTTGGTTAGCACCGCACATCCGGAATCGTAATCGCTCTCATTGCCGCAAGCATCGCATACCCACACGGGAGTCTCTTGATGCGTGCCAACCCATCCCATAAGCTGGACTACTTTTGAGCCGTAATCAATACATGAAGTGTTCCCGATCCCGTGCCGGCTACCGCGTGCAAGACTTCTCCAACATTTAAGAAAATGTCAAGCTTGTCACCATTATCCATCAAATATCCATTACTACTTGTCACGCCTTCATTGCCAATATAGGTCGCATGCTTTGCGTGTAAGTAAACACGCTGAGTCACATCATCCACACTCACGATCGATTGACTTGTCGTGGTCACGGTCACTTGCTTACTTGTTGCCATTGGGCTCCTTTGGTTGTGGCATAACGCTTAAGTGTGGCACCTTAGCGAATCTTTTAAAATCCTCATGATGCACATCCTTAAGCCAATACCTTCTTTCGTGTGGTAACAATACTCCGGTGTGTGCAAATATCCGATATCCGAAACTCTTGGCGCGTAAGCTAAAAAGAATATCTTCACCAATCCATTCACCGTTCAACGGCATATCCTGAAAGAATCCCCACATCTTTCCTTGGTGCTCATTGGCATCTTGTCGGAATCTTTCAAGGACTTTGCGGTGTACCAAAAGGCAACCGGTGCCAGCCGCATCAATCTCAATCAATTGATCTTTCTCATACTCATGCACCGGGAACAATCCACCCGTGTCATTTGTCTTGAAGATACAAGGCACCGGCTCAGGATATATCTCACCCGTCTCCCATGCACCAAATACGACACCGCTTACAATCGGTCTCAATTTAGCATCCGCGCTTTGTAAGAGCTTGGCAAAGTTGTCTTTGCTTAACATCTCATCGGTGTCAATCATCAAAAGCCAATCGTCTTTTGTTGCATCTAAGAAAGTCGCGGCTACTTGATTTCGTAATCGTGAAATCACTCCGGAGCCTTGCAATGAAATGAATTGACCCAATTGTTTTTGTGATCTGGCTATATCCAAGATCGATGTCATGAAGTTAGTTGATACGACTCCCGGGCTACAAATGCCAATAGTCACTTTGTCTTTTTCGTTCATTTAATACCAGCCCTTCCGATGGCTATGTGCTAGACCCGAGCATATTCCACTCGGATCTGATTCCGATGAATATCGATGACGAAGGTAATTCAACCCCCAATCAATTTGCTTTTCCGGCGAGCGCAAGAATGCTTTGCGTTGCGCATTTGTGTGATTTGGCATGTGTCTTTGCGGTATTCCATAGTCTTGAGTCCTTGAGATA